GGATCTCCCTCCGGGCTTTTGGCCCGCTCACCGATTTACACCGGTGAGGCCTTCCTAGGTTTGATGTCGACGGACCTAGGGCGTCCTGCACGCAATAAATGTCTCTCGTCAATGGTTGGCAAACCATTGCGTTTAGAGAGACACTTATGCAAAGCATCGACGCCGTCGAGCACATCGCTCGGCGACTTCGACGTAACAACATAGCCCTTGACTAAGGGGCTATGGAGGTTCTCGTCCCAGTCTTGGATTTCAAAACCCAAGAAACTGTGACGACCTTGCACGGGGGACGTTGGAAGTACAACCGGGAAATATTTAATAACCCGAATGATTTCCTCGTCCAGCCATTTGCACGTTTGCCAGTAGCCAGCCATGTATAGCTGGTTCCTAAGCGATATTGTGCTTATGACCTCCGTTGCGTGCCGACGTGATGTAGGGAACATACTACGGACTTTGACGATACTTACGTCATTATCCGCATAGTATTCCTTACCGCATGACTCTCTGAACCTTCCGGTCCAGAAAGACTTGCCAACGTTTACAACACTCCCAAAAGAGTGAAGTTCGTTGACCACGTCGAACACGTAGTCTTTGGGGACAATAATATCGTCTCCAAAGACGCGCACCGATCTGGAGAGAGAGTTAATATCTCTCCAGGTTAGGGGTCTGTTGAGCGTTTTCTGGATTCCCAGAAAGATGATGGTAAGAAATACCATCGCCTCAATGGGAAAACACAACGCTGAACCCATAGATGCGAACTTGGCCAGACGTATAACGCCATGGCCAGGCACATCAGCCTTCCGCGACCTGCAACTATCAACCGCGTCCCCCAAATGGGGATGGTTGATAAACAGGGCGCGTACGAGCTGATTCGAGACACGATCGGATGCTTCACTCAAATCGAGTGTAGCCAGTTCACCGTTAAGTGAACCGAGACGAGCAAGCTCCTGGTTAGGAGTCTGATCGTCAAAACCGAGCATGCGATCTAAGGAGTCATGCCGAGGCTTCCTCTTTCGAGGATCTTTCGGCCCTTTGATCGCACGCAGGATCTCAGGTAAGACCGCCTGCTGTGCATACTGCATAGCAGTCGGCTCAATACCAATGATCCTAGGCGTCTTGAGCGTTTTAGGAACCGAAACTACCCTAACGGGTACTTCGGATCCGGGTTCGAGGAAGTGCACGTCTTCCAAGCGGTCAGAATACCGACCATTTGGTATGAGGTAATCCCATACAGGGAAAGCCTCATTAAGACGTACTGGCCATGTGGTCTGCTTGAACTTCGCGTTTCCGCG